CTTAGGCCAACTTCCTCGGCAAATTGCTCACCATAGTTCCAATGCAGCAGCCTTCCGTCAGACGACGCAACAGCAAGGATGTCCTCGCCAAAGTTGTCTATAGTCCAAGAGAAGACTGGCAAGAACGCGAGGTTCGGCGGACGAGGATAGGTCGGATCAGTGTCTAAACCATAATAGGTATAGCCGTAGTCGTAGGCTCCATACTCACCAATCGCTGACGCCTCTGAGCCGACAAAGTTTGGCGGCGTAACGTCAACGAAGCCTGCGTTGTCTGTCAGAACATAGAGATGGTCATCGCAACCGAAGGCAGCATACTCGTCGCCATTGTTTATGGTCCAAGGAAAGATAATGCGGGCAACACTTGCCAAAGGCGTCGAGGAGATGCGCGTCCAACCACCTACGGGGAGCAGTTTGCCAGAACGCCAGCGGATCAGGTTTCCGTCCCAGTATCGGCCCTTCACCTGTAACGGCGTGGCTGCTTTGACGATACCGGGAGGAATGTTGACTGGCGCAAGAGGCATCACTTCTTACCTTCGCAGAAGCCCTCGCGACGGGCATTGTTGATCTTCACTTCGGTGATCGTCTGCGGCGTGTCCTTAGCCGACCACGAAATGTCGCGCCAGACAGTGCAGGCGCTGTCAGTCCCTCCGATGGCCGTCGTTTTGAAGCAGCCGGTCAGGAGAAACAGCGGCAGCGTCGCCAGCAGAAATCGCGTCTTGAGTGCGTTTGAGAGCATCGGATGTCGCCTGCGCTTTGATTTCGTTAATCGCGTCTGAGCGGATTTTAACATACACACCGCCCAAAGCCACGATGACTATGCCGCCGATCAAGATATAGCGGCCAATAGGTGAAAACAGCAACCCGATCATGCGGCCTCCTCGTCCAGACGCTGCTTGCGGAAATACCAGACAGCTCCGGCAGCAATGACGATCACGACAAGGATCAGGATCGTCGGGTTCAGGGACGACAGGATGTCTCCACCCTCCTTGACCATCGGGATGATTTCCTGTGCCACAGCGATCGTTCCCAAGCCGCCAGCCGCAACCGCAGCGTTGGCTTCCTTGGATTGCGTGATGGACTTGGACGCCTTCGGCTGCTCAGGCGTCAGGCGAGCCTCCAGAATGTCCACCGGGGCCTCAGTATCCACACCGCGCCAAAGTTTAGCCTCTGCACGGCGGCGGCGGACAAGCCCTGCGATTTCCTTACCGCCAGCCTTCGTCCACTTCATAAGCTCGGCAGGAACGGCGTCAAAGTTGCCCTCGTTGACCCGCTTCAGCAGCGTGGACTTCTTCAGGGCGCCGAGGCCGCAGTTGAAGGCAAAGGACACCAGAACGTCGAACTGGTTCTGCGACACGCGGACTTGCAGCATCTTCTCGACGCCGAGTTCAAAGGACGCAAGATCACGGGCAAGGATGGCTGCGCTTTCATTGGCCGTGATCGTCATGCCTTCGCAGACTGTCGGCTCACCGGCTGCCGACGTGTGGCCGACGCCAATCGTCCAGACGCCCGCGCTGCACTTGTACGCCTTCAGCCGTTCGCCCTCGAACTCTTGGATGTGACGGATGCCTGCGCCAGATGTTCTCATGTGTCACCTATAGATCAGCATTGCTAAGATAAAGACGGAGCAAACAAGGAATAACGCGACAAGAGCGACAGAGCCCAGCAAGGCCAAGTCTTCCATAAGCTGCTCGCGTTCTCTTTTTTGCCGCTCCTCCAGAAGCCGTTGTTCCTTGCGTACTCTTGTAATCTCCCTGAGGACCTCGTCCCAGCCCTTCAGGCCGTATATAGCGACAAATTCGTTCTTAACCTTTTCCGCCCATTCTGCTGCCTGCTTACGCTTATGAACAACATCTAACGCGATTTCTTCCGCAGTCAGCTTGCTGAACAGTTTTGGCTTTGGCGGATCAGCCGCAGCCTGCGTTAACTTAGCAACAGAACCATACAGTTTCGCAACGTCGCTCGTCATGGACTGAAGGTCCTTGCCGAACTTGATGCCTTGTTGAATGGCAGAGAAGGCCGACTTCGCCGCCCCGAAGACCAGAGCAATCGTGGCGGGGTCCATTTCTCACCTCGCCATCTCGCTGGATGTTTGGTTGATGCGCGACTTCACAGCCAATGTATCACGAGGCTCTGCTTTGAACCCGACAGATATATATCCGACCATGTGGCCAGCTTCAGGCGGGACAGAGCCCCGGCAGGCGTAGGTGACGCCACGGGAAATCAGCCAGTCGCCAGCGTCAGATGACGCCTCAAACTTCTCGCACAGCACCTCTCCATTTAGCATGGCGACAGCGGCGCGGTTGCGGGCCGGGGAACCAGAGAAGAACGCGCCCTTCTTGCCTTCCAGCGGGGAGAACCTGCCATCAGCAGACTGGGCGATGCGCGTGATGCGAGCATTTTTCGCCAAATCAACCTGATGAATGATTACAGTCTCTGCGCGCAGATCGCGGATCAAGTCGCGCCCCAAAGACGCCAACCGCTCATCGGCCAGAAGCTCAGGCATCGTCTCTCGATGCGTCAGGGAACTGACGAGCTTATCTTGGTGCGAATAAACGAGATAGCCGATCAAACCAAGAACAGCGAGCAAAATGACGCTGAACAGTTTGAACGGGCTGTCGATCCACTTCACTAAATCAAGAGCCTTGTCGAGCGGACCACCGGGGGGCTTTGGTGGAACAACTGTTTCAGGCTCTGGCTTTTTGACTACCTTCTGCGGGCGGCGTTTAGCCACCGGCTTCTTTTGTGCCGCCCGCGCCATTATTTATCAACCTTGCCATCTAGCTTGTCGAAGATGCGCTCAACGATGCTCTCGATGCGCTTCATCGTATCGGTGAACTCATCTTTGCGGACATAGTTGCGCGGCAGGTCAACTTCTATCTGATGGACATCACGACGAAGCTCTTGGACGGCTTCCCAGAGCTGTCTGGCAAACCATCCAAGAGCCGTAAGCGTTGCGCCGCCAGCAAGGTTAATGATCGTCTGATGGTCCACCTACGCCTCACGCAGCAGGAGGAGTTTCAGGCTCAACAGGCGGCTGAGGAGGCGCGGAGAACGTGCCATCCTCATTTACAAGCCAAGACGGCTCAACATCGTCCGGCACTTCCACAAATCCAACGTCAGGATGGAAGCAGTCGGCAATCGTGAAGCCAGCAGGAGGCGTAAACGTCTCAATGACGACAGCGTTAATGATGCGACCGTATTTCATATCACCACTCCACGATCACGAGGCCATTGCCGCCGTCAGCATAACCAGCCCCGCTGGTACCCGCCCCTCCACCACCGGGGAAGCCGCCGATTCCGCTTGCGCCTGCGCCACCACCGTTCACCGTACTCCCATTGGCGGACGCCCCGCCGCCACATCCAATAAAATCAATACTTGGGGTTACTGAGTATAGACCTGCCGATGGCGGGACGCTCGTTCCAATCGCACCGTGAGCCATAAATCCAGCAGAAGCAGCGCCTGATGCTGCTCCACCGCCTGCCCCGCCCGGAGAGGCACCACCGCCTGCCCCGCGCCCTCCGTTTCCAAATAGGGACGCAACGCCTCCAGCAGTAAGCCCATTTCCGTTTGCACCACCGACTGTGTTTATGTCTCCACCAATTCCAGTTCCACCAGCAGCGGCAGCAACATTTCCACTTCCACCCGTTGCGGAACAGTACGAACCAAAAGACGAAGTTCCACCGGCGTTGGCAACGGTACTTGCGTTCCCGCCTAGCGCACCCGCGCCAACGGTCACAAGTACAGAAGTCACCCCGCTAAGATCATAAATTGTTTTAAAAGCAAACCCCCCACCAGCACCAGAGCCATAGGCGGACGTGCCACCACCTGCACCGCCGCCGCCCCACATGCGGACGCGCACAGCGCCGATGCCGGGCGGAACAACGAATGTTCCAGACGAGGTAAACCACTGGACGTTGCCGGTTCCAAAAACCCCGGTGACGGGGTTCGTGATGGGTTGCATCATAGGGATCATTATTCAAGCCCCGTAAGAGTGACGACACGGTTTACAACATAACCCTTGTTACCATTGGGAAAACCGCCCACGTTACGAGGATTATAGTCAAAGCCAATCGGAGTTGCTGAGGTTCCGTAAGACGCGGACAGGCTTGCCTGACCATTGATCGCAATGGTTCCAGTCGTACCAGCCGCAGCCGTCGTTGTAGCCACACCGAGAAGGTAGTAACCGTTCGGCGGAGTTAATTGTTGGTCGGGAGACACTGTAACGGTGGCTCCGTTAGCAAAAGTCACAGTCGAGCTTAGTATGTACGCAGGCTGTCCAACAGTTATATAGGCAACAACATTTGCTGCTGTCGTTGATTGAACGACTGCAACCCTAGAAAGGGTGCCGGCGTTGATGCCAGTGTCCACGTTCGCCGCAGACGCGGTATATGTCGCGGATGTTGGATTATAATTAAATATCCGCGTGACGAACTGGGCATTTGACGTGTTGAAGAAATACGCCGCCAAGGAAAGCTGCGTAGAGGAGCTGAAACTTGCGTCAACCGGGCCAGTATATGGTGCCGCGCAAGCTGGCTTTAGAGCGCTCGACCCAGCACACGCAACCACTGCGTTGTTCACCATTGCAGTCGGAGTAAAATACGCAAGCCTTGCATTAGAACTTTCCAAACTGAAAGTCATCATGTTGCCATTTGCGAGGGGAACAATAGAAACATCGAAACTTGTCGATGAGCTTCCAAAGGTCATGGGGCCGATAAGCGACGCAAGCGCAAAATTAAGTATATAGAAACGAACTGCACCTGAACTAATAAAAGCAACCAACAGGTTCCCGTTTGGGAAAAATTCAAAATTCAACGGACCGATAGAACTATAAGATCCAGCGCCGACAGCAAAGGTGTTTTGATAAATAAAGCCGGAAGTAAAGCGTGATATTTCTGAGTTGTTTGTGGAAGTAGCGGAATCCGATCCCGAAATATAAAATCCACCACTTACCAGAGATTGCCTAATACGGGGGTAAAAATTGGTGGTTGACGCCCCGCTGAGAGCTACCGGAGATGTAACGACAGACCCGGTGCTTGAATAAACAGCAGCAGATGGGACCGAACCAACTAAATACACTACAGCAAACCCGCCAGCGGCTGTGGCGCAAACATCGTAATTTGCGCCGTAGGTCGAGGTGTTCGTTGAAAAGTTTGGCGCTATAGCCCCGGTCGCAACCTGCGTGTTATCATTTTGATAGATGCGATAATAAAGCGTCTGAACCGTACC